CAGAAAGATAATATCTATACCCTTTTCTAGTAAACAATAAATGAATTAAATTACTTCTAACTCCTTAATCAGTACTATCAAAAACATCTAAATATTTACCAATGTAAGATTCTCTAAAAGGAAAATTTATCCCATATGTTATTCCATTTGCCATATCTAATAAATATAGTATCTATGTGTTTTGAATAAATACATATAAAATAAAAAATCACGACCTAAGCCGTGATTTCCCATCATGATACACGATTCATCCTAAGATGAACATCCGAAACATTCAAACTCTGAACTATCAGGTTTTGAAGGTAAATTCATATTAGAAAAATCTACTTTTGGAGTTTCAACTTTTTTAACAGGTTCTTTTTTTGTCATGTCTAACGCCAAGTGTTTTGCCCCTGTTGAAATCGCTTTAGTTCTTACATAATAACAAAGTGTTTTCAATCCTTTCTCCCAAGAGTGGAAGTGTGACGAGGTAATTTTAGATAATGATGGATTTGACATATAAATGTTCATTGATTGTGATTGGTCAATAAACGGTGCTCTGTCTGCCGCCATGTTGATGAGTTCTTTTTGTGATATCTCCCAAATTGTTTTGTATTTAGGAATCAAATGCTCAATTCTTTTAACTTTCTTATTATAATGTTTGTCTTCAGGATCTAAGTAATTGTTAAAATTAATATTTTGGATTGATCCGTCATTCATAATAATTTCATTTTTTAAATCTTCAGACCAAATTCCAATCTTTTCAAAATCACTAATCAAATACTTGTTAACAATCATAATTTCTCCACCTACAACACGTCTGTTAAAGATTGCTGAGTGAGCAGGTTCAGTCATTTCATATGAACCTGTAATCTTTGCAGAAGACGCTACAGGCATTTGAGCCGTGAATAAAGAGTTACAAACTCCATACTTACTAACATTTTCTTTTAGTGTTCTCCAATCCCATCTTCCCGATAAATCATCTTCTTTCAATCCCCACATATCAAACTGGAATATTCCTTGTGACATTGGTGACCCTTTAAAGTAAGCATATGGTTCATACTTACCACCCTCACACAATTTATTACTTTCGGTGATCGCCGCGAAGTAAATTGTTTCAAAGATTTCTTTGTTTAAGTTACAAGCTTCTTCCGACGTGAAAATATAATCCATCAAATAGAATACGTCAGCTAGTCCTTGTGTTCCAATTGCAATTGCTCTTTGATATAATCCACCCTTACGTCCTTTTTCAGTAGAGTAATTATTGATGTTTACAACTTTATTTAAAGTTCTAACAACTTTTCTTACTTCGTTATACAACAACTCAAAATCAAACTTACCTCCATTGATGAAGTTTTTAAGAACAATTGATGATAACGTACATATAGCAGTAGTTTCTTCATCTGTGTACTGATAAATCTCATTACAAAGGTTAGATTGTTTAATTACACCAATGTTTTGGTGATTTGTTTTTTTGTTTGCACTATCCTTAGAACATAAATAAGGAATCCCCGTTTCAATTTGTGATTCAATAATTTTTGACCAAATGTCTTGAGCTTTAACTTTTTTACCCAAACCTAAAGAAACCGCCTTATTGTAATTCTCCTCATACTCATCACCAAAAGATTCCTGTAATGGTTTAATACCTGCAGTGATAATATCATTAGGACAGAACAAATACCATTCAGTATTGTTTTTTACCGCTCTCATGAAATTATCAGGAATCCAAAGTGCAGTGAATAAATCACGTGCTCGTAATTCCTCAGCTCCTGTATTCTTTTTAATGTCCAATAAATCAAATATATCTTTATGCCAAGGTTCAAGATAAATTGCTGCAGATCCAGGTCTACGTCCTTGTTGGTTAAAGAAACGTAAAGATTCGTTAACGATTTTAAGATACTTCAATAAACCACCTGCATAACCACCTGAACTTGAAATTCTACTTTCCTTACTTCTAATGTTAGACATTGATAATCCAATCCCTGCAGCGTCTGAAGAATAGGTTGATATATCAGTTAATGTATTTAATAAACCATTTCTTGAATCTGAATTATTATAATGTAACACACATGAAGCCAATTGAGGTACCTTTGTACCCGCATTAATCATAATTGGTGTTGCCTTAGAAATAAGTTGATTTGATAGTGATTTGTAGTACTCAACGGCATCTTTAAAGTTATCCGTAACCCATAATGCAACTCTCATATACATATGTTGTGGTCTTTCAACAACAACACCATCAGGTCTTTTTAACAAGTACATTTCCTGCAAAGATCTCCAAGCGAAGTAATCAAAATTGTAGTCATTATCATGGTTAATTACCTCATCAATTAAATCCTCACCATAGTTTTGAATTGTTTCCATTAACCCGTCATTTATAATTCCGTATGAATGTAAATTCGCCATTGTCTCAGAAAAACTTGGATTAGTTTCTTTATGGTAAGAAGAAATTGCTACTGAAGACGCTAATCTTGAGTAATCATGGTGACTACCAGTATAAGATGCTGCAATTTCATAAATAAGTTTATCTAATTCTTTTGTCGTTATTTCACCCTCAGTTGGTACTGAAGTAATAACCTTTATAAAGATCTCGTCTGAATTAACATTCAAACCTTTTGCCGATCGTTTAACACGATTGTAAATTTTTTGTGGGTTAAACGTTACATTATCCCCATCTCTTTTTAATATTTTAAGTGACATCATATTTTTTTAATATTTAAAAATCTTCTTCAAACGTAATCGTTTCATTCAATTTTGCTTTTTGGTATTCCATTGTTCTTGACTCAAAGAAATTACCTTTTGTTTCAACCGCTATTTGTTCCATGAATTTAAATGGTTGTTCAACGTTAAATTCTTTACTACATCCAAATTTAACTAAAAGACCATCAACAACAAACTCCAAATATTGTTTCATCAAGTTTGAGTTCATTCCAATCAATGATACCGGTAATGACTCAGTAATGAATTCTTTTTCAATCTCTAAAGCTGATAACAAAATCTCTTTAATTCTTTTTTCAGATGGTTTTTCTTGACAATGGTTATTCAATAAGTGAATTGCAAAATCACAATGTAAGTTTTCATCTTTAAAGATCAATGAATTTGCGTTACATAATCCTTGCATAATACCTCTTGATTTCATCCAAAAGATTGAACAGAATGACCCTGAAAAGAATATACCTTCAACCGCTGCGAATGCAATTAATCTTTCTTGGAAAGATGCGTTCTCAATCCAATTAAGAGCCCAAGTAGCCTTTTTCTTAACGGCTGGTAAGTTTTCAATAGCGTTAAAACACTCATCTTTCTCTTTAGGATTACTGATATACGTATCTATCAATAACGAATACATCAATGAGTGGATATTCTCCATTGCTAACTGAAATCCGTAGAAAAACTTAGCCTCAGGATATTGTACTTCACGATAGAAGTTTTCCGCTAAATTTTCATTTACAATTCCATCAGAAGCGGCAAAAAATGATAATACGTTCTTAACAAAGAACTTTTCATTATCTGTTAATTTCTCCCAATCACGAATGTCATTAGTTAAATCTACTTCTTCAGCCGTCCAAAACGCCGCCTGATGCATTTTATAATATTCCCAAATGTCGTTGTGCTCAATCGGGAAAATAACAAACCTATTAGGGTTTTCCTGTAATATCTTTTCCATCTTTCTTTTTAAATTAATTATTGTTTGTTTCTTCTTTTTGTCTTTCTTGTCTTTTCTGTAACAACTCTTTGACTCTTAGTCGTTGTCTTTCTTCTTTTTGTTCTTCAATACCTAAGAAAGTCATAGAACTCTCGGTGTCAATGTCCAACATTGCATTATCAAATTTACAATTCTCAAATACAACTCCGTCATCACCGACCCTTGATTTTGTGATTGCGATTGTCGCTAATTTCATCTCTTTTTGTTGTAGTGTTTTCGCTACCGTAATGATAACGTGACCAACTTGAGCCTTTTTAATAGATCCTCCCATTTGATCAGTTGTTACAACCTCAGAAGAAATAGAGTTTCTATTACCCTGTGTTGCAGTCCACCCAACTAAATCCATTTCGTGACACATAGCCTCAAATGCTCTCATTACAGACCCCTCACTCTTCCATTCATCTCCTAAGTTCTTATCAGGAACCACACAGTCAATGTAATCAAGTAATACCATATCAATCTTATTACCATCCGCAACCATCTTTCTGATTTGATTCTTAATCTGAGACATAGTTACCGTATCAGATGGTAACTTATTCATAATTAACTTGTTAGGCATTGAATCCTCAATTTCCCTAACTTTTTGAATAACCTCTTCTCTTTTTTCTGACAATTCGTCAGGATGAATCTTAGTCCAAAGTGTGTAATGTTTTCTTTGAATTACTTTAGGATTATCCTCAAAAAAGATCTGAAGTACGTTATTACCTAAGTTAAATGCGTGATTCGCAATCTTAGTTAAAATGGTTGATTTACCCACACCTGTTGGTGCCAAAATAACTCCAATCTCACCTTTAGCCAAACCACCTTTCAATAGTTTATCAATACCAGGTATTCCCATTGGAATAGGGTGTCTGTAATCATCGTCAAGGACTTGATCCATGTTAGAGAATACATCCATCGCACTTGTATCTTTTGCTCCGACTTGTAATGCTCCTCTAACCATCTCTTCAAGAGCATCATAGTTCTCAAATTCACCTCCATCAATGATTTTTTGAGCCTTACCCATAACCTTTTGTAGTTCTTGTTGTTTACAGAACTTTAACGCTTTTTCCTGTACGAAACCTACTCCATCAACAGGTGCGTCTTTAATTTTCTTAATTGTATCCAACACTATTTTGGACGCAATCTCTTGTTGTAGTTCAGATTTAGTGATCTGTTCTAATGTCTCAAATGATGGTGTGTGATCGTATTTTGTATAATACTCTCTTATCATTTGAATTATTATTTTGAAGTATTTGTTTTCAAAATAATTGTTCTCAATCACATCAATAATTGAATGTGAAAATTCTTTATCTAATATAATTTGATTAAGTAATTGTAATTGGAATGTGTTTCCTAGATACTCAAAATTTTTGTTTGTTGCCATAATTTTCCTTCTGTTAGTAAAGATAAATACTATTAGTTTTGGATAAATTCGGGATGGAAATAATTAAAATTTTTACCTGAAAAAATGTCAGTCAGGCCGTTTAGGATACCTTTTAACTTCGGACGTAGGTCTACGGTGTATCTTACCTTTGGTGGGTACACCTTAGCATCAAACCTTCTATGACAAATTGTCATGTCCCCAAGCTTAATAAAAATGTTAAAATTCTCTTCCCCGTCAGTAATTGACGTGTTTAAAATCTCTGGATTCTCAGAAATTTCGTATTTGTTGTCTAACATATAGACTACTGAACGCATTTTCAAATCATATTGAAATTCACGACATAGACTATTCATATGGTCGTAAAACTCTTCAGATTTATGGGCGTTCTTGTTAAATCCCTTAACATTAAAAAAACGTTGTACTACAATGTTATCGTTACACATTAATAGAAATTCAACTTTCGTTACATCTTGATCTCTCATCTTGTTTTTGTTTTTACTTTTTGTTTCTAAACTTTGTTTTTTCTTTTCTTGATAATTTTAAGAATGGTTTTAAAAAATTGACCCAAGCTTCGTCCCCTTTTGGTAGATACTTGAAAAACCCGTCGTCCATCATCATCCTAATTAGATTCCTATGTCCTCTACCATCAGGGTCCATTGACTCTGAGTAGTATAATCTAACCATCTCTTTACCTTCTTCGTTAATCAAAGGTTCTGATAGATCTACGAGTTTTTTATTGATCACAAAAAATTCATCACCGAAAATACCTTCTTTGGTCTTTCCACTGAGTAAATTTTTTAAAACAACATTCTCTTTTTGTTCTTTTAGTAATTCCTCACCCTTTGTTAAAATATCGGTAAAAGAAACCTCTGAATCAAGTATTTCAGGAAATAATTTTACAAATGTCTTCTCCCCTAAATAATAGATACCATCAATGTTATCCCCACCATCACCGGCTAATATCTTATAAGTTTTAATATTATAGTGTGGGATTTCAATATTATCTATCTTAATCTTATCACCTAACTTATAGTATTGTTTTGTGTTTGGAGAATAAATTGTTACTTTATCTGATATTAATTGTGTGAGGTCTCTGTCACCTGAAAATATCGTTTTCTCTTCATCTAACGATATTTGACAATAGTAGGCAATAAGATCATCAGCTTCCGCCTGATCTAGCTCTAATTGTCTTACAAACATCTCCTCAAGGTATTGTTTAACCCTTTGTTTTTGAGTTGAGAAAG